TCTTTGCTAGTAGTTTTGTCGTTCTTGTTAGAGCCATTTTCAGAGGAGGAATCGGTTTCTGGAACTAGTGTACTCTTTCCTGTTTCTGGATCGAACATATATGTTCCACCTTCACCAGGATTAGGCACTTCTGTATTTAGTTTAGCCATGAAATCATGCAGCAGTTAAATCAGATCTACTTGTACGATAACGCACAATGAAATCTTGACTAATTATACCAAGAGGTATATCAGCCTCAACCAAACTAAAATCAGTACGATCTGGCGTTAAATCCAGAGCATACGAATTTATAGTTTGATCTGCCATTAATCTTAGATGAACTTGCTGCGTATAGGTATCAGAATCATCATCAGGTATCGCAGCCCTAACAATTGTTGACACTCTTACTCTCATTGACCAATCTAACTTGTCAAAAAAATTAGTACTTGTAGGATTATCTTCTACTGGTTCAATAATTATTGCAGGTGTTTCTCCTCTAGCTAACGGCTCTACTCTAGATCTATAGACAGTAGCATTTGTTATAGCATCTAGATTAGTTTTCATTCTTGCTAATATTAGCTCTCGTCTTGTATCTGCCATTAGACTTTACTTAATAACAATGTAGAAAATTTTCCATCATCTATTATTAAATTTTCCCTAACAGTATAGTTGGCAGAATCTACAGATATTGTTGTTCCTCTAGGTGCAGAAGTTACATCTGATGATCTAGTAGTTAATAAATATTCAATACTTGTTGCAATACCATTTGCAATATTCTCTGCTGATGCATCCAAAATACCTTTAAATGCAGTGCCACTACCAATCTGACAACTTACACCAAAGTCACTTAGATAAACATTCAAGGTGTCAGCATCTTCAGTTAGTGCCATTTACTTTTTTCTTGTTGTTGGTTTTTTAGGTTTTGCTACTTCTACAGGAGCTTCTATTACTTTGCCCATAGAACTTAACAATGCAAAATCACGTTCACTGATGTCGTATGTTTCTCCAGCTTCTAGTGCAGATCCACTAGCACATACATTTTCTAAACACTTTACTTTCATAAAAAAAAGGGGGTGTAATACCCCCTATAGTAAACCAATTATGTGGTTACGTCTAAGATTGCAGCAAATGATTGTGCATGACGAACAGCAACATCAAATGCAACTACAGCCTTAACAGAAGTTAAGTTCTTAGCGAAGTCATCGCTGTCTTCACCAACTGTAATCTCTACTCCACCGCCAAATAATCCAAGGATTGCTTGAGAGAAGTCACCCATAACAACAGCAGAACAAGAACCTGATGTAGAACCTTTAGTAAGGTTGCTAGGTACTTGGTTTGTCATTGCTAGAGGATAGCCGTTAACAGCAATTGGAGTAGCACCTCTACCTAATGCTTGTAGGTTGTTGTTAACAAGATACTCGCCACCAGATGTCTTAAGTTTCTTAATAGCACCCATTACTTTAGCGTTGGTTACATAAGAAATAGAATCTGCGTTGACACCTGCATTATCTTCCATAATTGCAGTTTCTAGATCAACTAGTTTGTCTACTGTGATCGCACCACCGTTAGTACCGATTGCAACTGAACCAATACCAGAAGTCTGCATGATACCTGTAGGCTGACCTGATGAGCCAGAACCATTGAGAATACCTAGATCAAGGCCAACATTTATGCCGTCTGAAAGATCTCTTCTTACTAACTCTTCGATACCAGGAGTAGCCTGTATGAGCATATTTCTAGAGAACTTAGACATTGTTGCTAATGTCTTAGGAGTCATTGAAATCTGATCGAATGTTGACTCAGCCTGTGTGATAGCTGTTGTCTCAGAACTTAGATAGCCAGTAGATGCAACACCTGATCTTCTTGGGATTGCAACATCACCAACTAGACCTGATAAAACCTGTACACCAAGACCAACCATAACTGTGTTGTTTCTTAATGCTTCGATGAAGTCATCAGCCCTTAGATCTGTAGCAACGATGTTTCCACCAGTTGTAGCTCCAGAAGTTACATATGTAGCTCTGTTTAGTGCAGAGTAAGGAATAAACAATGATCTGCTGCTTCCACCAGTAACACTGTTCTTAGCAATATCTTGTGATACTTCTCTAGCAAAACCAGCACCTGGTCTATCCCAGTTGCCATCGCATAAAGCTTGGATACCAGCAGAGATCTTATACTCTCTGTTTTCCTTATGATTTAGTTCAACAGGAGTTACTGTTTCAATTGGTTTAGCACCTAACTTCTCAAGAACATTAGCTCTTGCCTCATTAAGTGTTGTGCCGTTTGCAATCATTTGATCACCCATTTCTGTTAATGAATGTCTGTTGCAAAGAGCAGTAATTTCTCTAATTCTTGTACG